TACTGTATCAACGATGTGCGGCTTACTTACGAGTTATTCAAACGGATCGCTGTGGGCTTTCCTGCTATTGAGCTACGTCTAATAGACCTGACGATCCGCATGTTCACCGAGCCTGTGCTTGAGTTGGACAAGTGGACCTTAACGTCTCACTTGGTCAAGGTGCAGAAGTTGAAGACCCAACTGATGAACAAGGCGGTCATCACAAAAGAGAACCTGATGTCCAACCCTAGGCTAGCGGAGACGCTAAGTAGCTTAGGTGTAGCGCCGCCGATGAAGACTAGCCCAACTACGGGCAAGGAGACCTATGCGTTTGCTAAGAACGACGAGGAATTTAAGGCACTGCTTGAGCATGAAAGCCCGATTGTGCAAGCTATTGTGGCTGCGCGGCTAAATGTAAAGTCTACCCTTGAGGAGACGCGCACCGAACGGTTCATTACGATAGCCGAGCGCGGTACGTTGCCTGTGCCCCTACGCTACTACGCTGCACATACTGGGCGATGGGGAGGAGATGATAAAGTCAACCTTCAGAACCTACCGCGTAAGTCACCACTAAAGAAGGCCATGCTTGCACCGGAGGGCTACACCTTTATCGACTGTGACTCTTCGCAGATCGAAGCGCGAACCTTGGCGTGGCTGGCTGGGCAAGACGACCTTGTTGCTGCGTTCAACGAAGGTGAGGATGTGTATAAAATCATGGCATCCCGTATCTATGGTGTACCAGCCGACGAGGTAACAGATGACCAGCGGTTCGTGGGTAAGACCACTATCCTTGGTTGTGGCTATGGTATGGGTGCTGCCAAGTTCAAGGCGCAGCTAAAGACATTCAATGTCGATATGGAGTTGGAAGAGTGTGAGCGTATCATATCCATCTACCGCGCCACATACCCTAAGATACCGAAACTATGGCAACAAGCTAGTCGTGCGTTGATGGCTATGACGCGAAATAAAACAGCCCCGCTTGGCTGTGACAAAGTTCTCACTGTGTGCGGCACTGCCGGTATCAAGCTACCCAATGGCCTGTCTATTAAGTACCCCAACCTGCGTCGCCGGAAGGACAATGAGACAAAGGATTTTGAGTTGGTCTACGACACCAACAAGGGTCGTGCGGTTATACCTACGCGCATATACGGTGGTAAAGCTGTCGAGAACATCTGTCAGGCGCTGGCCCGTATCATTATAGGTGAGCAGATGCTTATGATCGCACGTAGTTACCGAGTGGTGATGACCGTGCATGACGCGATAGGGGTGATTGCCCCTACTGAGAAAGCCGCAAAGGCGCGAGAGTTTGTAGAGCAATGTATGCGTATGCGCCCCAAGTGGGCAACGGCACTGCCGTTAAACTGTGAGAGCAAGATGGGAGCAAGTTATGGCGGATGAGCCACACAAAGTAGTCAAACTACTACTCGCACGGATGGATAGCCACCCAGAGGAGTTTAAGTCAAAACAAGGCCCGTACCACAGCCGATGGTATGACCACCTAAACGCTATAAATGCGTATGGGAACGAGGCTGACAAAGCTGCAATCAACACGAGAGTGCGAGATATTCAGCTGGCTGAAGTCCACGAGCAGGTGATGGAGGAGCTTTGCAATGGTGACGAACGTCGCCGTAAGGAAGAGGAAGAAGCCGAGTACGAGCGCCATCTGGTGCAGCAAATTAAAACCAAGAAAGGATTTAAATCGTGACTGAATATCAATTTACAAAAGACTGGTTTAACTGGGCACCAGCAGTGTGGGAACAGCTTACTCCTATTCTGTCAGGTGTAGCAGGGAAGCGCAACTTCCTTGAGATAGGTTCCTTTGAAGGGCGCAGCAGCATCTGGATTGCAGAGAACATGATGCAGGATGGTGACCGCCTTAACTGTATTGACACATGGATGGGTGGCGAGGAACACGGCGAAGAGAACATGAGCGAAGTGGAAGAGCGGTTTCGCGCTAACTTGATTGTCGCTGCAAAAAAGTTCCCAGAGCGCGTTATCGTCCAGCAAAAGGGTACCTCTACTCTCGCACTGGCACACAAGATTAGACACGGTGCTTTCTATGACTTCATCTATATAGACGGGAGCCACAAGGCACCGGACGTTTTGACGGACGCTTGCATGGCTTGGCCGTTGCTCAAGCTTGAAGGTCTAATGGTGTTTGATGACTATATGTGGGGCAACCCCCGCGATGCACTGCACCGCCCTAAGATTGCCATCGACGCTTTCACCAATATCTTTGGCGAGACAGCGGAGATTGTTCACGTTGGATATCAACTAGTAGTACGCAAGAAAGGATAAGGATATGTTTGATTTAGCTAGTTTAGTTGTCGGTGCCTCAAGCGGTTTCTTTTTAGGTATATTTTTTACCACAACCCGCACTGGACAAATTAAAGAAGAGAACGAGCGGCTGAACAACGAACTGCGCATACTGACTGACCGCGACGAGCGTGGCCGTTTCAAAGGCGGTAAGTAGTGCCCAGAAAAGTGTGGACGCCTGAGAAGGACGCCGAGTTACTAAGTTATTATCAGCACGGCCTAAGGCCAGCGTACATGGCGGAACAGATGGGGCTTACGATTGCTTCAGTAGAGGGCCGCTATGGGAAGCTGAAAAGAATACAAAAAGCTAAGGAAGCACAGAGCAATGACTGAAGAAAAACGCCCTAAGATTATGATCGCCACTCCTATGTATGGCGGGATGTGTACGGGCATGTATGTGATGGGCTTGCTCAATACTATGGCTACAATGCGTGAACTAAAGGTTGAGGTACGCTGGGCACATATGACTAACGAGAGTTTAATCACCCGGGCACGTAACGAGCTTGCTCGTGCTTTCTTAGCCTCAGACTGTGACTACCTTATGTTCATCGACGCTGACATTGGCTTCGATGGGCAAGCTATCGCTCACCTGTTGGCCGTGGACGATGATATCGTATGCGGTATCTACCCCAAGAAAGAAGTGAACTGGGATAGCATCAAACGCGCAGCACTCGCTGGCAAGGAAGATTTGCAAGACCACGGCGGGGCCTTTGTGTTTAACATGGTAGGTGAAGCGCACGTTGAGACCGACGAGCGCGGTACAATCGAAGTGCGGCATGGCGGCACAGGCTTCATGCTTATCAGGCGGGGGGTGTTCGATCATCTTGCGCCGCACGTACCGACCTACCGGACATCCTCATTCATCAAACCAGATGGTGAGTACGACAAGCCACTAACACATGAGTTTTTCGCTACGTCTATCGACAAGAGCGGTGCATTGCTGTCAGAGGACTACCACTTTTGCGAACTGTTTCGCAAGCACGGGGGTAAGATATACGCCCACCCCTTCGTGAAATTGGACCATGTTGGGACCTACGTCTACAACGGGGACATTTTGAAATCGGGCGGCAATCTCAAGTAAGGAGCGAATGAAATGAGTAAGGCAACACCTAGGATTAACCCACAGGAATACAAAACTAAGGCTGAAGCGGTCTTGGATATGCTTAAGAAGGGGCTATCTGTAAAACAGATTAGGAACCATATGGCAGTCAGTGAAAGCTACATCTACTTAGCTAAGAAGCAGTTAGCGGATGCAGCGAAGGCTGCTAAGGAAACCATCCTTAGCGTGGATAATACCGTGTACCCTGACTTCATCAACAGGATGTCGCAAGGGAAGGGAAAGGAACGGATTGTAGGCACAGCGGAGCGTAAAGTTCCCGGCGGTCCTGCTACAGTAGTGCGGGCTACTACCGAGGATAGGGTTGAAAGAATCCTTGATGATCGTGGTACTAACTACGGTACTTTTCTTGACAACGCACGGATTACACAGCGCCTTAAAGCGGTGGCTCACAACTTTGCTGGGCATCACAACAAGACCTTTGATGCCGACCAAGCCGAAGCATTGGATATGATCTTTACCAAGATAGGGCGTATACTAAATGGCAATCCAAATCACACAGATAGCTGGATTGATATAGCGGGGTATGCTACGTTAGTGGCTGATCGTCTCCAAGGAAAAGCCAGATAACATGACAGCATGGTCCTACAGCAGCATCAAGACTTTCGAGCAATGCCCGAAGAAGTACTTTCACCTCAAGGTTGTGAAGGACATCAAGGATGAGCCGGGAGAAGCTGCCGATTACGGGACCGCTGTACATTTAGCTGCCGAAGAGTTCATCCGAGACGGCAAGCCTGTCCCCGATAAGTTTGCTTATATGCGACCTATTGTGGAACGGCTTGCCGATTTCTCCGGTGAGAAGCGTACCGAGATGAAGGTAGGTGTCAGGAAGACGGCTACTGGCTACGAGCCTACCACCTTCTTTGCTAAGGATGTATGGTATCGCGGCATCATTGACTTGCTGATTATAGATGGTGAACGTGCACATCTGCTCGACTACAAGACAGGCAAGAACGCTAAGTATGCCGACATGAAGCAGCTTGACCTAATGGCTGGTGCTATCTTCGTACACTATCCGCAGGTGCAAGAGATTAAATCCGGTCTGCTATACGTCGTATCAAATGAGTTCCCTAAGAAAGTACACGTAAGGGAAAAGCTCAATCAGTATCTTTCCGTGTTTGATACGCAGCTTGAGAACCTTAACGATGCGCTTGAGAACGGCGTGTTTAACCCGAAGTCTGGCCCTTTATGCGGCTGGTGTCCTGTGGTAGAATGCGCACATTGGAGACCTAAGAGGAGACGGTAATGCCTTACAAAGACCCCAAGGATCGCAAGTATACAGGGGCTTCCGCAGCCTACGGAGCGCAGCCGGAGCAGAAAAAGAACCGCGCAGCGCGTAACGCCGCTCGTGCCAAGATGATGAAGGCCGGTAAGGTTAAGAAGGGTGATGGCAAGGACGTTGCCCATAAGGTAGCCTTCGACAAAGGCGGATCAAACAAAACAGGTGTGCGCGTAGAGAGTGCATCATCTAACCGTTCTTTCGCTAGGGACAGCAAACGCAACCTTGTATCCGAGGTTAGCAAGCGGGAGCGCAAGAAGCGTGGAGATAATTGAAAACAAAGCGTTGCTCATAGAGACAACGGAACCCAACCTGATTACCGACAGCATAAAAAAGAGCGCGGTAGTTTCAACCAACGGGAGCAAATACAAAGTGCTAGTTAGATGGGGGCTAGAGGAAGCCCAAACCCTTGCTGTGCTTGAGCACAAGGACATACCCTCACCGATCCTACGGGATTACACATGGACTGGTAAGCTCACTCCGTTTGAGCACCAGAAAACAACATCGTCTTTCTTGACGCTTTACGACCGCGCCTTCTGCTTCAACGAGCAGGGTACAGGTAAGACAGCCAGCGTCATATGGGCAGCAGACTACCTGATAAAGCGCAATGAGATCAAGCGCGTCCTAGTTCTTTGCCCGTTGTCGATCATGAAGTCAGCATGGCAGCAGGACTTGTTTAAGTTTGCTATGCACCTTTCATGTGGCGTGGCACACGGTGACGCTAAGACCCGTAAGAAGGTTGTAGCCTCTGGTGCAGAGTTCGTCATCGTTAACTTTGATGGGCTGGCTATCATCAAGGATGATATCATAAACGGTGAGTTCGACCTGATCGTAGTGGACGAAGCAAACGCATACAAGAATGTGCAAACCAACCGCTGGAAGGTACTGAACGAGATCGTTAAAGAAACTAAGCCCCGGCTGTGGATGCTTACTGGTACGCCAGCAGCACAAAGCCCATTGGACGCGTATGGATTAGCTAAACTAGTTAATCCCAGCAACTGCCCCAACTACTACAGCCACTTCCGTGCCGAGACTATGTATCCGGTGACGAAGTTCAAGTGGACGTCTAAACCCGGTTCTGATGCTTATGTGCATAAGATGCTACAGCCAGCCATTCGGTTCGAGAAGAAAGACTGCCTCGACCTACCACCTG